AAGAAGTTACGGAAGTAGAGTGGGAAGATATTTAACAATTTCTTAATATAGGGGCTTGGATAAGTCCCCTATTTTTCGTATATTGTACCTGTATTAATAATTAAAAAATAACACATATGAATTTAGGTTACGCATGTATCAACATGACGTTGGGCTCACAGAAGCCAAAAATTACTACCAATCGTAGTATGATTAAAAAAACCTTTAAAGAGAAAGGTATTCCCTACGCATCTGAATTAGGGATTCAAAATTGTAGAGATTTAGTTGAGATTATCAAATGGAATCATCAGAACAACATTAACTTCTTTAGGTTAAGTTCAGATTTGTTTCCTTGGGCCTCTGAGTACAACCTCATAGAGTTACCACACTACAATCGTATCAAAAACATATTAGGTGGTGCTGGTGCACTTGCGACTAAGTACGGACAACGTATCACATCACACCCCGGTCCGTTCAATGTATTGGTTTCCCCACGTGAACACGTTGTAGAAAATACTATTACTGATTTAACTACGCATGGTGAGGTATTTGATTTGATGGGATTGTCTCGTACTCCTTACAACAAACTGAATATTCATTGTAATGGTGTGTATGGTGATAAGATATCTGCTATGGATAGGTTCTGTAAGAACTTTGAGAGGCTACCTGAATCAGTTCAGACTCGTTTGACTGTAGAGAATGATGATAAAGCATCTATGTACTCAGTAAAAGATTTGATGTACATACATGAACGTATTGGTATTCCTATTGTATTCGATTATCACCACCACAAATTTTGTACTGGAGATTTATCAGAGGAAGAAGCTCTTAAACTTGCTGTAAGTACTTGGGGTGATATCAAACCTGTAGTTCACTATTCAGAATCTAAAGCATTGAATGAAAATCTTAATGTAAAACTACAAGCTCATTCAGATTACATCAAAGAAATTCCTAATACATATGGTTTAAATGTAGATATTATGGTAGAAGCAAAAGCTAAAGAGTTAACCATCTTAGAATACATTCAGGCGAAAGCATAGTATGGTCGTTTTGCTTGTTTAAGTATTAATTATTATTATTTTAATACTTATTGTTATAGGTTATTAGGTTGTCTTGCAAGCTAATTACTTATTGCTTATTAATAATAGTTGTAAATAAATACAAAAGTCAAAGTTAATAAAACGTGAAAATAGGAAAAAATATGAAAATTGTTAAAAACTTTTTTTCAAAGAAGAACGGATTCGGATTTCTGATGATATTCTCAACGCTATCTTTAGCTGGAACAGCGGCATACTATTCAGTATTTGGATTAAGTTCTTTATTTGCTGGTGCTAAAACTGAAGTTATTATAATGGCATCAGCATTAGAGTTAGCTAAATTGGTTGTTGCATCATACCTACATAACCATTGGAAGAAGCTTGGTTGGATTTTAAAATCATATCTTACATTAGGTGTAGGTATCTTAATGATAATAACCTCAGCAGGTATATATGGATTCTTAACATCAGCGTATCAAACTACTGCCGACCAATTAACTATTATAGATAAACAAACTAAAGTGGTTGAAATGAAAAGAGAACGATTCTCTGAATCATTGGATGGTTATAGGATTGAACGAACTCAGTTAAACGCATCCATTACAGAACTTACGAAGGGATTGTCTAACAACACCATACAGTACAAAGATAAAGAGACTGGTGAGATTATAACAACTACATCCTCTTCAACAAGAAGAGTTCTTACAACTCAGTTAAATGATATGAAAGAAGAACGTAATAAGGTTTCTATTAAGATGGAAACTCTTACCGATTCAATTACTTCTTTAGATTTAAAAGTATTGGATATGGAATCCAATAATGAAGTAGCTGCAGAGATTGGACCACTACGATATATGGCTGAGATTACAAACAAGCCAATGGCTACTATTGTAAATTGGTTTACTCTAATGATTGTATGTGTATTCGACCCATTAGCAATCGCTATGGTACTTGCTGTAAATAAATTCATTGGTAGAAAAGAAGAAGATGCGCCCGAAGATGATTATTATGCAACTCGAAATAAGATGTTATATGAACATTCAATTATGAATGGTGAGAAGTTGAAAAAGAAAAAAGAAAAACTCAATCAAGAAGAAATGATTAAGAAGAACGAAGAGATTATAGCTACACCAATAATAAAATCTGATGTAGATGACCGACTGAATAAAGAAGATTTCTTAGAAAAGTTAAATGAAGTAGAAAAGAAGATTATCAAAAAGGATGATAAGAAAATATATGGGGGTTACTCCAAACCATATTCTGATGGTAATCGTATAAACGAAACTGATATAGAATCTTATGATGATGATATAAAAACTTATTAATAAATTTGGTATTGTAAAATAAATTTCGTATATTAGTATAAGTTTAACAATAAAAATAGTTATAAAGCATATGAGTGATTTGTACAACGATGGTAGAACATCAACAACTGCAGGAAATATAGATGCATCTTATGATGTAACATCTAAACCATCTGAAAGAGAAAAGCACTTTCAACAATTTAGAGAGTTTGATTATGGAATAGATATTGATGCAAACATTATCTTAATACAGGATGAGATAGCACAGGGTATGGTATTCGATACAATATCTAAAGTTAGATTACTTAGAAAGATTAATGAGAATTTAACATCAGTAACTATCTTACTAAATTCACCAGGCGGTGATGTGGTAGAAACATTAGCACTAATTGATTACATTAGAACGATAAAAGAAAATGAAGGAATTGATACAAACATTGTTTGTAGGGGTTCGGCTATGAGTGCGGCAGCACTTCTTCTAGCAGCTGGTACAGGTCTTAGAGCAGCATCTAAACATTCTAAGATTATGGTTCACCAACTTTCAACGTTCAATATGGGTAAATTAGAAGATGTTAAATCTAATGCTAAGTTCGCAGAACAATTAGAAGAAGATTGTAATAACATTATGGCTGAGTGTACGAAGAAAGATAAAACGTTTTGGAAAGAGAATCAAAGAACTGATTACTTCTTAAACGCTGAAGATGCATTAGAATTAGGAATTATAGATAAAATTATATAAAACAAAAAGTTATGGAATACAATTATAGACCTTTAGGGGATAGAGTAGTAGTAGAAATCGTTAAAAGACACGATGAGAAAACAAAAGGTGGGCTATACAAACCATCAGGTTCAGATACCACAATGATGGGAACAGTAGTTGCCGTTGGGAGTGGTTTATTTACACATTCGGGAAATCAAATCCCTATGAGTACAAAAGTGGGTGATACAGTTCTATTAGATGGAACTGGATTCAAACACAAAAATGGTGGTAAAACTTACAACATTTATAGAGAGAGTGAATTCTTATCTATATTGGATGAAAATGTAACTAACTCATAATCAGTTGGTTACCACTATCACTATCACACAATACATTGATAATCAATTACTTACAATAAAAAATAGAAAATATGATACACATTTTAGATGAAAACAAAATAACTGATAACTATGAAAAGTTCAGAAAGTTAATCAACCAAACATTTACAGGCGAAAGATTAGAATCTCTTAATAAGATGTACGACGTACTCGAAGATAGAATCGTTCTTACACCAGCCTCTTCAACCGAACATTTCCACAACGCATTTGCTGGTGGTTATTTAGACCACGTACTTAGAGTTACGAGAAACGCAGTTAAAGTATTTGACTTACATACTGAGTTGGGTATTGGGGATGGTGGATACGATAGAGAGACTGTAATCTTTACAGCACTACACCATGACTTGGGTAAAGTTGGTAACGATACCGATAGTTGGTATATCCCAAATGATTCACAATGGCATATAGAAAATCAAGGAAAGATTTATAAAACAAACCCTTCGATGCATTGGATGAATCTAAACGATAGAACGTTTTGGATGTTAAATCATTTTGGTGTAAAGATTTCAGAAGTAGAATACTTAGGTATTAAACTTACAGATGGTTTGTATGATGAGGGTAATAAAGAATATTATATAGCATACAATAAGGATAATGCACTAAAGACTGGATTACCATTTGTGATGCATCAAGCTGATATTATGGCTGCTAGATTTGAGAATGAAAGATTTCTAAAATTAAAACAGGGAACTATTACTCATAAGAATAAAGGTGGTAGGCCCGCAACTAAAAAGAAATTAGAAAACGTAACAATGCCAAATAAGATAGATTTCAAATCTATATTTGGAGAACAAGAGGAAGCATAATATGGAACTCACACAATTAATATTACCCATATCTATAATCATTCTGTTAATTTTAATAGTATGGAATTTACTTAGAAAGTTAGAAAAGTTAGAAGATGCTGTAGATACTAGAGATGAATTGATAGATAAGATAGATGCCAAATTCAACGATGCATACAAAAGAATGACTGAGATTGATAGAGTTGGTTCGTTTGAATCTGATGATGAAAGTGGGTATATTTTTAATAAGATAAAAGATGTTATAGAAGATTTAAAAAACGAAAACACAAATAAAGCATAATGGCCAAAAAAAGAAGAAAAAAAAGTAAAAGATATTTTACCAAAATTACAGAGATAGCCATCAACGCTTACAATAATTCAGATGACCAAGTAATAAAAGATAAAATTTTCAATAGATTTATTCACTACCCATTTGATAAGTTATCGGAAAATGTAATTCATACATACAAAACATATTACTTCGATGTACCTTATGAGGATGTAAAAGCAAATGTAGTAGCTTTCTTAATAGAAAAGATTCATAAGTTCAATGGGGAGAATGGTAGGGCTTTTTCTTACTTTACAGTAGTAGCTAGAAATTGGTTATTTAATGAGAACAACGCTAACTATGCTAGAATGAAATCTAAAACAGAAGTTTCGTATATTGATAGTTCTCGTAATATTGTAAATGAGATTGTTGACCAAAACAACAAAGAAGCTAAAGCTGATTTTATTGACCATTTTACAAAATATATAGATTATCATTTATATACACTATTCTTAAAGGATAGAGATAGAGCGATTGCAGATTCCATAAATGAGTTATTTAAGAACAGATATGATTTATATTCGTACAATAAGAAGGCACTCTACATACTTATTAGAGAAAGAACTGGGGTTCATACTCAATATATAACTAAGGTAGTAGGTAAATTAAAACTAATTTATGTAGAATTGTATAGAGAGTATAATATAAAGGGTCAGCTACCATTGACTTACAAATTAAAGGATAGTAATGGATAAGGATACGGAATTATTTAAAGGAAAAACATTTGCAGATATTATGTCTGATGTTTACAACAATTCAAAAAAGAAGGATAGGCAGTTAAAACTTCTTATTGCTCAGTTAGAACCATTGGTTAAAAACCTAAGTGATGCAACTGTAATTGTTCCTTTGATAAAAGAGTATATGGATGTATCAATCCGAAATGATGACCAGATAGTAAAGTTAGCAGCAATCGTTCAAAGAATGATGAAAGATGCTAACTCAGGTGATGGTGATGGATTTGGATTAAGTGATGACGAGAAAAAGCAATTAATCTCAAATGCAGAAGCGATAGATAAAACTATCGAAACATTACAAACCGAAGAAGGAGAGGAATAATGCCAAGTTCAGGAGCTATAACAGTCGGTACTGTACAAAAGATAAATCTAAAAGATTCTGATGTAAATGATGTATATTCAATTCAGTGCTTTAACCAGTCCAATCCAAATCAACAAATAAAAGCATATCCATTTGATATGTCTATGAGAAGAATTCCCCTAATCGGTGAATCTGTTATATTAATATTAGGTACTTCAGGTGAATCAAAACCAACCAAAAGAAATTCTAACACAACGTACTACTACTTAAATCCTGTAAGTGTACAACTAAATCCTCATAACAATGCATTACCAACATCTAAAACGTTAATTGGTGGAATAGCAGCAGCTGGTGCATATGCAGCGGCTGCGGCCGGAGTTCCAGGTATTAGTGGTGGTGGTTCTTCATCTAAATTAGGTAAGGGGTTTTCTGAAAGAACTGATGTGGGTTCATTACAACCATTTATTGGTGATGTGTTAATGGAAGGTAGATTCGGACATTCAATGAGATTCGGATATACACCGACGGGGGCTGATACAACTAAAACCCCATCTTGGAGTTCATCTACAGATAACGACCCAATTACAATTATATCAAATGGTAGAAAGAGTGGTGGTTCTTACAATAAATTTATTATAGAAGATGTTAATGATGACCTTTCATCTATATGGATGGGTTCATCTCAAAAGATAAAACTCAAACCAGCTCAGACTGGATTGGGTGGGGCAGATGCACCCGGACAATATTCCAAACCATCTATACTAATGAATTCAGATAGAATATTTCTTAATGCTAGAAATGAAAATGTTATAATATCTGCTAAAAAGGATATTATAAATGCAACACCAGGATGGCAGATGGAAATGGATAAACTATTCACCTTAATAGAGAAGTTAGCTAGTGAGTTAACAGATTTAACTTCAGCTAAAGCAACATACGCAACTGGTGTAGGACCTACTGGACCTGCTACCAACGCTAGTAAAGTTTCTACTATATTAAGTGATATTAAAAAAATGAAACAATAATATGCCCGCACTTTGGCCCGTATTCATACCAGTAGTAGGTGGTTACCTTAACGCATCCACAGAAGGAAAGACTCACGAAGAAACCGCTGAGAAGATAGCATCGGAGTATCATAAAGCAGTAAAACTCGCTATGACATCACTCCATGCAAATCTACCATTGGTACAAGCACCATACGCTCCAATTAAAATGGCTATAATGAAAACTTATAATGATATAAGGGAGTCTGGGGGTAAACCAAAGTTACCTCACTTTTCTGATTGGGCTAACGCAACATCAACATATTGGTTATCAACCACAATGTCCCCAACACCATTTCACCCAGTAAATATGGGATTATCAACAGCAACAGCCGGAGTACCTGCACCAATATCACATATCATAAATAATGGTGGAATAGTTCCATTATTACAAAAAGACCTGTTAACGGCATTCTCAGATGGGCCGCAAAAAATTCCATATGGAATTCCATTTGCAACAAAATTAGTAACCGCATTTAAGAATCATTTAACGACTGTTGGTGGATTGCATACCGAATTAGTATTTCCAGGTTCACCCGCAACACCACTTCCACCATTTCCTTCACCACAACCTTGGGTTGGATTGGTGTAAAAAGAAAGTTTTTAATATTTATATATAAAGTACACAATTATGAAAGCAAAAGAATTAGCACAATTATTGGAATTAGTAGTAAGAAAGGTAGTTAGAGAAGAACTCAAACCTATCTTATCTGAGGTTAAGAAATCTCAAAAACCCATCATTAGAGAAGTAAAATCTAAAAAGGTGAGAGTTGAGAAAGACCCGTTAGATATCAATCTATCAGAAATTCTTGCACAATCTCCTGAGAGAGAAACTGAAAAGAAAACCTTTATGAAAAATCCAATGTTAAACGATATGTTAAATGAGGTAGCTGATAGTGGGGAGTGGAGAAATCTGAATGATACCCAATTCTCATCTAATCAAGCTCAATCGTTTATGCAAGGTGGTTCTACAACACTAACGCCATCTACTGATATAGATGGTAGGCAAGTAGATACTAACAACCCAGAAGTAGCAAAAACAATGGGTGCTATGACAAGAGATTATTCTCAATTGATGAAAGCGATTGATAAGAAGAAGGGTAGATAGTGATGGCTAAAGAGAGAAAACAATTTTTCTACAATCCTATAGATTTTAAAAAGGATGTTGCTGTTGGTGTTAAACTACCATTTGGAAAACCAAATGGGTTATTTAGTTTATCATATACAACCGAAGAACAGGCGATATCTAATTTAAAGAATCTATTATTAACTAGAAAAGGTGAGAGACCTTTCCAACCAACATTTGGTTCGGATGTGTATTCTCAGCTATTTGAAAATATAGATTTGAATCTAAACGAAAGAATTTCAGAAACACTCTCAGAAGATATCAAATTTTGGCTACCTTATATAGTTATTGATAAGATAGACATTGAAACAGAGCCCGATAGAAATTTTGTAAGAATTCAATTAAGATTTAGGGTTACTGAACAAGGTGCAAATCAGCAAATAATATTATTTGTTGACTCAGCTGGAAGTGTAATAGAATAGGTTTAAGATATGGCAAATAAAAAGAAATCAGATTTAGTACAAAAGGATGTATCGTTAATCGGTAGAGATTTTGGTGAGTTTAGGAAAAACTTAATTGAGTTTTCTAAAAATTACTTCCCAAACACTTACAACGATTTTAACGAATCATCTCCAGGTATGATGTTTATGGAAATGGCATCATATGTAGGTGATGTGTTATCATTCTATACAGATACACAATTAAGAGAATCATTATTAAGTACAGCTGAAGAGAACGCAAACTTATTTAATATTGTAAATTCATTAGGATATAAACCT